AATCAATTATAGAATGTAAGTAAATGAATCCAATGTCAACAAGAACATCAGATGGACCTACTGACTGAGTCCCATAATAAGCAACCGGATAAACAATTCCTGAAGTTACAGCCCTACGTGAAGCCATAAACGCAGCATTGCCCTTATCAACAAAAACAAGATCACTTAATTTCTTATTACCGATAGCCTCAAAGAATGATTTTGAACCAGAGAATATGGAAATATTATATACTGAATCCACATCGTCAATAGAAACTACTCCATTACTTACAGTCTCAATTCCGTCTTGAATTATTTTAGCCGCCTGTTTATTATATGGTATGTCACTTGTGCTTGTTGAATTACCTGAATTTTCAAAAATAGCGTCATTGGTTGGCGTTCTTGGAACTTTGAATTGATTTGTGAAATTCACAAAACGCGATTGCATTTCTCCTATAGAGAATGATTTTAAGCTCTGTGTTACAATAGTACCCCGAGCCAAATCTATCGCCTTTCCAGCTATTTCTATGATAGTACTCATGTTAAAAATATCTCAGGGTATTCGATTAGTACGCTTATGAAATGTTTAAATTGCCTTGTTCTTGTGCTATTTTCTTGATTGATATTCACTACCCCAAGCTTATTACCGTCCTCATCAATCACGTATAATTGATTATCAACTCGCGCAGAAGTTTTATTAACATCGTCCGTTAGTTCAATCAATGCCGGCACGTATCTTTGGCCTACTGTATTTACTTCGTTGATTGCCTCCCACTCATTAAGATTTATATTCTCTTCGAATAGCATTAATCTTTTGGCTTTGAAATCATCGACAAGGAATGAATAGTCTTGACTTCCATCGAATAGCCAAAATGAATCGCCTCCTAAAGAGTTTTTCCAGAATAGATAAACTGGATTATCACAAGGTTCTTTTACTAAAATGGTTTTCGTTTCGGAGATATCCACATCACCATTCGCAAAACCGCTAACGGTTATTGTTCCCGATCTAAAATTCGATATTCCGCCATCGATTATATTTACAAAAGTTTCTATTTTCCATACATCCTTTAATGGAGTTGGTATTGTCCCTGAATGGTTTTGCGTTCCTGGAGTGTTTAGTATATACTGAAGTACAATGCCGATAGTGCCATCAGTATAATAATAATATAAATCAACCTCTATCTCATCCGATCCAGACCCGATTACTCCTATGGTCATTGAAGAAGTGAACGTCAATACAGGCACAGTATTAGCTGGCAGATACCAATTAACACTATCATTATCGCTACCATCTACAGTTTTAGTAGATGAAAGTGTTGATGATCCGCTTGTATTGGTAGTGAATAAATTTATTTTTATAGTGTCCTCATCAGAAATGGTATCTATAAAAGATCGATAAAGAGATGGGGCATCTGATGATGATACGCTGCTATTCGTTGTTGATAGCGTTACGCCATCTTTTATTCTTTGTGTTCGCAACTTATAAACTATGTAAGAGTTTAATAGAAACGAAACGCTAAAAGGATATCCTCTCCACATTGATAGTACGTCAAATTTTGTAATAAATTTTTGAGGACCATTTACATATATTGCCAAGTCTGCATTACTGCCTATTTGAAGTGACGAAAGTACGGCTGTCCTTATCTCAGCGGAATCATCAACAGGACTTGATGAACTGCCTGTATAAAACTCCTGATATTTTATATAAAAATTAATACTCCCAATTTCATCGCAACTTGTTTCTGAATCATCCCAATCATGATAAAGAATTGATCTTAAATATGCCTGAATATTAGCCGTTACATTTCCGCTAAAATCTGGAGATGCTGACATTTCTCCAATTAATGAATCATCCGATTCACGATAAATACCTATAACAATTCTATATGCTGTAAATGGACCTCCAGAAACAGGAAACTTATAAATAACCGGATTACCTACTGGGGTAAATGTTGCTGGCCTTTGTGATATTCCTGTGCTCATTCCTTTATTAAGTATTCATTTGTTAGCCCATATCCCAACATAAAACTTCCAACCATTAAAAACATCTGTCCAGTAGCAATATGATTCTTCCTGATCTTTGGATTGTTTTGTACTCCATGAATCTTAGGAGAGCATGAGAAGCAAAGCAAAACCAGAATAGTAGCCAATCCGGTCCTCATTGCGGTCGCTACCTGTACTGCGGTATTCTTCGCAAGTGCTTCTAACATGGTAGGTATTTCTTTCTTCAATACTGAGTTTAAATCTACCCCTTGCTTCTTGCCTTGATAAATCAATGATCCTTTAACGGATTGACTTATCGATATTGCCCATGCCATTCCCTGCTGACTGACCTTACTAAATGATCCATCTTTGTTTTCGCGCGGTGTAGGTGTTATTCCTTCGCTTATAATCCAATCCAATATCTTTTCAACCGGACGCATCTTACCTGGAGCGGAACCGTTACCCTTGAGTAAGTACTTCATGTGAGGCGCTGCCGTCAAAGTTCCTGATTCATTTGTAGCCTTCACTTCAAAGGAGTTAACCGGAATCTTTTGATTAACTGAACGCGCATTCTCCTTAACCCCTTCCGAGATTTTAAATAATGTGCCTTCTATGATAATCTTATTTTCCATTAGCAGCTACATGAGTCAATTACGGGTAATGAGATACTAAACTTTGCGCCAAATAAATGCTTATTCGTAACCTGATAAGCCGCTGTTATTGTGTCCGTCAATGATCCAGCAGGATTTACAATACCGCTAACAAGTAGCCGTTTAGTAAACGACTTGCAAATTTTCTTCATTGGCTCGATAATATCAGGCTCAATATTGTCCATGCGGTAATTCAAAGTGTCCTGTTTAACATGAGTAAGAACATATCCCGTTAAAGGCACGACCGCATCACGCATTCCGGTAGTTGGTGAATAAGTCCCATTTGAAGTAAGCTGCTCGATAAGCATAACTGGATATTCTTCAGCACGAAACTTTTCAATGATGGCCTGAAATTCCTGCTCTGTCTCCATGTTAGCATAAACAACACTTCTACAGTTTGCTTTCTTCGCACATTCCTTAAGTGTTTCTAACAGGTTCATTTTACCGTTTCATTTAATTGCTTCCAAACATGATTAAAGCGTTCTGAATATTCCCCCTCTACTTTGTCAACGATCTTACTAAACTTCAATACTTCAAAACTTGTCTTTGTCCATACTTCATTAAACTCCTTACCATATTCCTTCGCATAGCTAAATACTAAGCTGTGATATTCATATTTTTTAAGCGCATCCACGTTAGCCAGCCTTGCAGCCACCTGCCGCTCTTTGTAATAAGGCTGTTTCTTGTCCGGCTCCAATCCTTTAAACGCCTTATCCCATCCTTCTCTACATGAGTTAACAAAAAAAAACCAACCGGATAGATTTTAGTGATGGGCATTTCCAAAATAATCTTTTCAAGGTCTAAAGCCCTATCCTTGCTGAATGGCTTATGATCGTAAATAGGCTGAAGAAATACCGCTGTGGCAAAACTTAGTATCTCTTCTTTGTACTTGGCTTTGTTGATGGCCTGAATAAGCACGATATTTTGCCCTGTGCTTAACTCATCTGTCTTCTTGGGTATCTTGAGTAGGTTAGGAAACGTGAGCCATTTAAAGCCAACCTGAAGCACAATAGGAGGCGTTTGTTCTACGATCATCGGGGTTTCAAAGTACCAACGGACCTTTGCCCATATTGCCGCCCTGTTTTCTTCTGTGTCCGCAAAGCCTGTAAACTTGGAATCAGTCATGATATTGAACAGACTAAACAAGTCTTTATCCTGAAGTTCTTTCGACTTCTGAGATTCTTCCCAAGCGACTATTTGCTGATAATGTTTTGTCTTTAGTTCGTCATAGCTGCGCGGGCATTTTGCTGATCTGCCGTTGAGTTTCATAACAAATTATAGGCAAAGTTGAATATTTGAATAACTGCTTTAACGGTTATGCCTGCTACAAATGCAGTAGTGCATACCGCGACAACAATAATCAAAAGCCCTAAGAAGGCTTCGATTAACATTTTTGGAGTGATTTTGGTTTTCATTTGGTTTTGGTTTAAATATCTAACGTGTTCTTGTAACTGAAATATTTACTCGGATTCCAGGTGTAGTCATCTGGTTTTGATAGAATGAAATCATGCATCGTTATCCAGTGGTTTACAAAATCATTCCACGAATGAACAACTTCAACATCTGGTAAAACTGCGGTACTATTATTTTGTGCTGTTGGCGTTACAACTCCAGCTGAAGTTAGCTTACGGTAATTATCGCGCACCCAATCAGAGTAAATCAAAGGCTTGAGCATTTCTTTCATGCCTAAATACTCATAGGTGATACCGCAATATTCAAAGTCACCGCTTCCGTCTGGGTTTTCTTCTTCATTCGTTCCCCATTGTAGGTTTAACCATTTAGATTCAATAACTCCAGACGTTTCTAAACCCTCGATAAACTCCCTGTAAAGATCAATACCTAAGATTTTCTTTAGGTAGAACGTTTCTTTAGCGTCAATATAATCCTGTAAATCACGGCTATCAACCTGATTGGGGATTATGTAAGGAGTAACGTTAAAGTCTGTCTGGTCTACGAACATAAGTTAATAAAGGGCGGCTTTTACACCGCCCATTTAAGATTAAGAACCTGAATCCAAAGCTGCAATTGCATCACCGAAATCACCTGACACGAACGCTCCGACATGGTTAGTCTTCACGTAAGCAACCAAGCGAATTTCACCAAGGATTGTAATTAAATTCTTAGTGAAGTCATCGGCATCCAATCCCATATCAATAGTAAGACCCTCACGGATACGAACATTGAATTTGGTAAAGTCACCTACTGTGAACTTATCAACTGTCTGACCTGTGTTCTCGATGATTTTCACACCGGAAATAGTCATGCCGTCTGCACTCTTGAAAGGAGGCAAAGCATAATGGCCGTCTGTTCCTTTTGTAAGGTCCAGTTTAGCCACATCCGTAGGGTGCATGATGATATAGTTCGGGATGAACAAGTTTGTTACAACTTGTGCAATTGCCGTTCTGATAACATCAAATTCATTCGGATCGGAGATCGTTCCGGCAAATGAGCCTGCTGAATACGCTGTGTCCTGATTCAAAAGACCATTCAAAGATGGAGTAGTTCCATCACCGCTTAATAAATCAGTATCAACCTTGATAAGGATTGTTTCGCGTAACTCTGTGTCAATTTCATTTGCAAGGCCATCAAGATCATCCAAAGCCTCTTTAGAAACTTTGATGTAAGCGGTGATCTTTTCAACCTTGGCAGATTTTTCAACCCAGTCAAAGTCAATTTGATTCTTCGCAACTCCTTGCGCTGTCTCATTAGCTGCTCCGTCAGGGTTAGCTTGTTCAGCCCATTGAACGTACATCTTTGTAGTCGGGCTAACATTAGCGATCTGCAAAAGCGATACGAGTTAAGCCTAATTGGAAGTCAGACAATTCGTAAGGGATGGAGTTCGTTCCTACTGCGGTAACGTTGCCTGTTCCCATGTTCGCTACTACCTTGTTGATGTTAGTTTTAACTTCAACTGTTCTATGCTCACCTTTACGCAATGGCTTAGTCAATTCCGCTCCTTCTTTAAGGGCTTCAACTACCATCTGGCCGAAAGTCTTGCCTTCTGTATTTCTACGTGAGGTGTTTTCTTTAGCCTTCTGAACGTCTTCGCTCATTTCTTCAACCTGTTTTACAAGTTTCTCAATTCCTTCGTTAATTGATTTAACGGTTGTTTCGATCTTACTTGCATCCCATGAGCCAAAGCCTGACTTAAGATCATTAACACTTTTCAAAAGGTCTTTGATCTCTTGCTTATCAGCTTTATCGCCAAGGTCTTTTTTAATGTCCTTGATCATCTTTGTTGCATTACCGAGAGCTTCAAGAGTTTTCTCGTCCTCTTCATCCACACTTGCCGCGCCAGCCACTGCAATAGCTACACCAACAGCAGGATAAAAGAACATCATAGCCAATCCAAGCATGAACAAACCACTTAATGCGAATCGCTTAAATGTTACCAAGTCTTTAAACCGATTAAATAATAGTGCTAATATTCCAAGGAATGAAGCAATAGTGATAATGGTAAATAGACCTTCGCCTTTTGATGCAATAGCTCCGATATATTCAGAACTATCAATTTTGTAATGCTCTTTCGCTTCCAATTGTACATTGGCGGTTGTAATGGCATCACCGATTGCAACACTTTCAATTTTAGACTTCTCAGTCACGGAGTTTTTCGCCTCAAGCGAACCTACCGAAAACAACATTGCCAGCAATAGCGGCACAATAATTTTCATTTTCATTTTGTTTAATGTTTTAATTCGTTTAACAATTCATTTAATCCTTCCTTGAAACGAGTGGACTTAATCCGGCTCTGACCAGTGGACAAGTCCGGCTGATCTTTTGTTTCTTGCACTGAATAGGTAGGGGTTACGAAGTTCGAACCTCGCACTACCGCGCTACCTTCAATATTTTTAGCTTCTGTCACTGCCCAAAAATAACCTTGGGCTTCGGCATCTGCTTTATTTGCTATGATAGGGAAATATTTTTCCCACACCGCTAATTCTTTTTCATACCTCGGATCATTGATAGCCATGTCTATTTTAACATATCGCATACCGACAGAGTGATTCTTAACCCGTCCCTTTTTATATTGATCGAACATGAAAGGACTATCAGCCTTATCGATTGTTGAATCATAAACAAGTGCCTGAGTAGTGCCTTCATATCCGGCATAACCCAATTCACTCCATGTCATCTGCTTCGCAAAGGCTTTCACATTATCAGAAATGATTCCTTCAAATGTGAAATTGTGCTGATTGACCAAGTAATTATCTTTTGTTTCCTTCAATGACTTGTTCCATAGCTGGTCGATATGAACATCACCATGAGAGTCAAGTAATTTAGTCGTGTTGATGAT